CCTTGAAAACACTCTACGTGCAAAGTTCCTTGGCGATGAAGATGCAGCGATGTATGTTCGCGCTGCCGATAACGAAACAACTACTGCGCCTGGCATGGTTCCAACACGTCAGCTAACAGAGGTTATCAACCCACTATCAAATGCAGACCGCCCTTACGTTGATGCAATTTCAAGAGGCACACTACCTGATGCAGGTATGACATTTGAGATTCCAAAAATTACAGCAGTACCAACTGTTGACCAGATTGATGAGAATCAGGCAATTGCAGATTCACAATTAACCGCTTCATATCTCAGCGTATCTGTCAAGCCTTTCAAAGGTCGCGCAATTACTACTGTTGAGCTTATTGATCGTTCAAGCCCTGTTTTCTTTGATGAGCTTGTACGTCAAATGGAGTTTGCTTATGCAAAAGAAACTGATGGCTTTGTCCAACAGGGTCTTGCATCAGGTGGCGTTCTAAACGCAACTGCAACAACTGAAGACAAAGACGGATTGCTTACCTTTATCTCAACAGCAGCAGCAGCAATCTATAAGGGAACACTAGGCTTTGCACGTAATCTTGTCGTATCTCCAGAACAATGGGCAAAGATTATGTCTTACAATGATGGTGGCCGCCCAATTTACATTGCAGCTAACCCACAGAATGCTGGCGGAGCAATTTCACCAGATTCAGTACGTGGAACAGTTGCAGGTCTAAGCCTTTATGTAGACCGCTTAAACACCGGAACTGGTAATACTGGTCTAGGTGATTATTCAATGGTTGCAATCAATCCAGATGCGTATCAATGGTTTGAATCACCACGCTTCCAGCTACGCACTAACGTAAACAGCGATGGAACAATTGACTTGCTGTACTACGGATATGGTGCATTAGCTACCAAGGTTGGCGCTGGTGCAAACTGGTTCAACAAGTCCTGATCTGACTAACTAGATCGTAGAGTTACCCCGGCGCACAGCCCTTGCGCCGGGGCTAACATTAGAAAGGAAAGACAATGCCTGCAACATACGTAACTGAAGCGGAACTTCGTTCTGCCCTTGGCATTGGTGCTTTATACAGCTCAGCAGTAGTGGAAGAATGCTGCCAAGCAGCAGAAAACGTTGTAAAAAGCAAGTTGTGGTTTAACAAAGCTTCTATAATTGCAACACAATTAACTGACAATGAAGCTACCCTTTATACAGACGTACCACACCAATTTAGTGTTGGGCAAACAGTTACTGTTGCTGGATGTGGTGCTACTTTTAATGGTTCAGAAACTATAACTGCCACAGACTTATACACAATTACTTACGCGCAAGTGGCAGCAAATCAAATCAAGTTTGAAGTACAACCTTTTGGCACAATTACAGGGGCAGTTACATCTGTTGATTATGCAATACAACCTGAAATCAATTTAGCATCTCTTATGATTGCTGTTGACATTTGGCAGGCTCGCCAAGCTTCAAACGCTGGCGGCATTTCACCAGACTTTCAACCTTCGCCGTATCGCATGGGCAATACACTAATGGCACGTGTTCGCGGTTTACTTGCGGATCACTTAGCGCCGGGCGGTCAAGTAGGATAATGTCAGCAATCTCTACCCTACGAGGAACAATCGCAGCCGCGCTAACTGACAATACGGCGTGGCAGGTGTTTTCCTTCCCACCTGCCACACCGCTTGCTAATAGCATCGTGGTGCAGCCTGATGATCCTTATATTGAGCCAAGCAACGACCATTACAAAACCATTAAGCCTAAGGTTAACTTTAAATTGATAGTGCTAACCCCTATGTTTGATAACCAAGGCAACCTAATTAACATTGAAGATTATTATCTGAATATCGTAAACAAGCTGGAAGCATCGACAATTGTCTATTCCATTGGCACTTTCAGCGCACCGGCGGTCTTAACCGGAACAGCAGGCGATCTGCTATCCGGGGAAGTATCAATCAGCGTACTATCCGATTGGAGCTAAAACATGGCTGATATAGACAAAGAACGCGAGGCTTTTCTTGCCAAAATCGGCCAGGTTGAGCCAAGCGAAAAAGCACCAAAACCAACAACTAAGAAAGATGAGGAATAAGGTAACATGGCTGTATTTTTAAACAATACTGTTGGCCTAAAGATTGCGACGATTGATCTTAGCGACCACGTAACTTCGGTTACTCTCAACTATGCTGCTGATGAACTTGAAGTCACAGCTATGGGAGATACCGCACATAAGTTTGTCAAGGGTCTAGAATCAGGTTCACTAACTGTTTCATTCCTAAATGACACAGCAACATCAAACGTACTACAGACACTCAATAATGCATTCGGCACAACTGTTGCTGTAAAGATGGTGCAAGCGAAAGTTCCAGCAGTATCGGCAACTAATCCGCTTTACACCTTTGATATCTTAGTCAACAACCTAACACCTATCAACGGCGCGGTTGGCGACATGGCAACACAGGATATTACTTTTACGCTAAACTCTGTAGTTACAAAAGCCGACACCGGCACGTTCTAATTAAGTAAAGGGGCAAAAATGGCAAGAATAATAGTAACAAGGGCTGATGGAACTAAGAGCACACACTCAATAAGTCCATCTGTTGAATATGCATTTGAGCAGCAGTTTCGCAAAGGCTTTCACAAAGCTTTCCGCGAGGATGAAAAGCAAGAGCATATCTATTGGCTTGCATGGGAATGTCTACGCCGCGCAGATGCGCCTGATGTCAAACCTTTTGGATCAGCGTTTCTAGATACTTTAGCTGCGGTAGATGTGGTGGCAGACGATTCCCCAAATGGCTAACGCGCGATTCCTTTACGTATAGGGTTGCTCAGCTGAGTATCCATACCGGAATTGCGCCTAGCGAGTTTATTAACATGGACACAGATTTGCTCAAGGCTTTTTACGAAGTCTTAAAGCAGCAGGCAAGAGAGCGAGAAAATGCCGGTCGTAGTAGAAGGCGTACCAGAGCTTAAAAAGGCTCTGAAGCAATACGCCCCTGACCTTTTGAAGGAAATGAACGCTGAAATTAAATTGGCGTTAAAAGAAGTTGTAGAAGATGCAAAAAGTAAAGTTCCAATGCAAGCTCCAGGCGGTCTATATAATTGGCAAGATAATGGCGTTGTAAGCAAAAGCCGAACTGGTAGGGCAACTGGCTTTCCTAAATATAATGCGCGTGTTATTCGCAAAGGTTTAACGTATTCTATAGGCCGTAGCAAGCGTAATAGATCTGGCTATGCTGGTTTATTTTCATTGTTTAATAAATCAGCTAGTGGTGCTATTGCTGAAACGGCAGGCCGTGCATCTGGTATAAGTGGGAGTTCAAGCAGCCAAAGCAATAACCCTCATGCTGGTTCTATTTTTATTGGCGCAATGAATGGCATTGGGCCAATGAAATCACTTGATCGTAGGCAAAAGAATACGGGCCGCATTCTCTTTGCAGCCTATGCAGAAAACAATGGCAAAGCCCTAGATGCTACTTTTAGAGCTATTGATAAAGCGACAAGACTATTCAAGGAACGCGCCACGCTTAGAAAGGCTGCCTAATGTCTAACATTCGCATTGATATTGCTTCCGAGTTTAAGGATAAAGGATTTAAACAAGCCGACAAAGCAACCGGTGGTCTACAAAGCGGTTTAAAAGAATTAGGTAAAACCTTAGTAGGTGTTTTATCTGTACGTGAAATTTATCAGTTTGGCAAAGCATCACTAAAGGCTTTTACAGAGGATGAGCAAGCTGCTGTACGCTTATCACAAAGCCTAGGCAATTTAGGTTTAGCATTTGAAGATACCCGTGTTTCACAATTTATATCTGAGTTAGAACGCACCAGCGGTGTTTTAGATGATTCGTTGCGACCTGCAATGCAATCGCTATTAATGACCACAGGCTCAGTTACTAAATCTCAGGATTTATTAAACCTAGCCTTAGAAATGTCGCGCGCTTCAGGCGTTGATGTATCTACAGTAGCTAAAGATTTATCTAAGGCTTATGTCGGTCAGAGCCGTAGCTTATCAAAATATAATACTGGACTTTCCCAAGTAGAATTAAAAACTAAGAGCTTTGGAGAATTGCAAGAATTTCTAAACAAGCAATTCTCTGGACAAAACGCAGCATACCTAGAAACCTTTGGCGGCAAAGTTGACATGCTTAATGTTGCTTATGCCAATATGCAAGAAACAGTAGGAGAAGGTTTAGTAGATGCTTTTACTATTCTTTCGGGTGATCAAGGTATTGGAGCTGGAACTAAAGCAATGGATATTTTTGCCGATAAAATTGCTGATACGACAAGAGGCATCGCTACGTTAATTGCAGGCTTTAAAGATCTTGCCAGCTATCGCAGCACACTAGTTGATTTTGTTACAGCCTTGGCGCAAGAAGGAAATTTTTTAAAGGCTATAGGTTCATTAGGTGAAAAAAATAAACCTTTATTCTTTCCAACGGCAGGTAATCCAGCAGCTGAACAAGCAGCACGTAAAAAGGCTGAAGCTGAGTCAGCCAAGCGTAATAAAGAATTATTGGCATTAACAAAAAAGCAAGTCAAGGCGCAACAAGAATTAAACAAAAAGAAAAAAGAAGAAGGCATATTAGGCGATATTGCCAAGCGATTTGATATGGAGCGTATTCAAGTAGCAGCTGCCTTAACCGGTCAGATTAATGACGTAGAACGCTTACGCTTAGAACTAATGCAGGCCATTCTTGATGAGGATGTGAAGCGAGCCATTATCCTAGAAGGCCAGTTAATTAAGGCTGAATCTGCTGCCAAGGAATTGGCATTATTGCTTGATAGCTTAGATGAAATGGTTGGTGATCCGTTTGCCGATTGGCCCGGCACAATTACACGCATTCAGGAATTGCTTAAGACACTTCAAATCAAAATACCTATTGAAACCCTATTTGCTGAAAAGGGTCTACGCCTAGACCAAGAGAAGATGACAGTTACAAAGCTTGAGCGCATGGATGTTAACGCTACAAATGTTTACATTAATGGCGCAAGACCATTAGATGAATTTAAAAATCCTTTTAAAGTTGGAACTTTAGAACATGCTATAGAGGAAGGTAAAAAAGCAGACTTGGCTGAATCAGATGCAGCCGCTTTATTAGCAGAATCTGAAGCATTGTTAGCATTAATTGAATCGGAAAGAGCGTTAGCCGAAGCAGAAAATGCAATTAAGGAAGCTGCATTAGCATCCCTTTTTGCCAAATTAGGTCTTGATGCCGAAGGTAATCCAATAACGACAACTACAATAAATGTTAATGTAGAAGGCAATGTTATATCTGCTGAGGATTTGGCTGAAACAATTACTGACATTCAATACACTTATCAGAAAACTGGAAAGGGCTTGCTGTTTAGCAGCATAGCTATCTAATGCCAGCACCTACAGTAAGAGTGTTTGTTGACTTTGATAGCGATACCGCATTTGAAATCAACCCACTTATCCTAGATAGCCTTACTGAAGGTATCTTAGGTACTAATACGCTTGGCTCTGGCACATTGCCAGTTGAGATTACAAACCTAGTAACTAAAGTAAATATACGCCGGGGTCGCAATCGCATCACATCTAAGTTTGAGGCTGGAACCGCTAACGTAGTTCTCTATGATCAGAATGGCGATTGGAATCCGACTAACCCTAATAGCGCTTACTATCCTAACTTAGTACCTTTAAGGCAGATAATTATATTTGCTACCTATGCTACCAATGATTACTTCCTGTTCTCAGGATTTATCACCAATTACGATACTGGCTTTAGGCAAGGCAATGAGGAACTAAGCACAGTAACCCTAAAGTGCGTGGATGGCTTTAAGTTACTTGCAGGGTCAGCCATAGACACAGTTGCAGGCTCAGGGGTGCAGCTCTCAGGGGCTCGCGTGAATGCCATTTTAGATGACATAGAATGGCCTATAAGCCTACGAAATATAGATACTGGTGATTCTACCTTACAGGCAGACCCAGCGACCGCTAGAGATGCCTTAGAAGCCTTATTTACAGTAGAGCAGAGCGAATTTGGCGGCATCTTTGTAGATGTCAATGGCAAGGTAGATTTTGTCAGCCGTAACAACCTAATTTCTAACCCAGCCTTCCCGGTCTATGAGTTTAGTGATCAAGGCGTGGACATCTCCTACACCAATGCAGTAGTAGCGTTAGACGATACTACGCTTATTAATGACGTAACTATTACACGCTTAGGCGGTACAGGTCAGAATGCCTTTGACCAGGCTTCAATTGATAAGTTCTTCCTTCATTCAGGCACACGCTCAGACATATTGGTACAGACAAATGCTGAAGCTTTAAATCAGGCTCAAGGAATTCTAGCCACACGCAAAGACCCTGAGATACGAATAGATAGCATTCAGCTTAATCTCTATGATGATGCTAACCCTAATAAGCCCCTAGCAGGCATAGATATAGAATTACTAGATGGGGTAACAGTTACTAAGACTACCCCTGGCTCATCCAGCGTGGTGCAATCTAGCTTGGTAAATGCTATTCATCACGATATAACAAAATCATCTTGGATGACTACGCTATACACCACAGAGCCTTTATTGGCAGGTTTTGTCCTAGATTCAGATGTATCAGGTATACTAGGCTCAGATAGTCTGAGCTACTAAGGAGAAATATGGCAGGCGCAGGATATAAGCTGTTTCAGACAGGTGATGTCTTAACAGCAGCTCAGGTCAATACGTATTTAAATGAGCAAACAGTTATGGTGTTTGC